TGAACATGTCGGTCTGCTCGCCCGGGGCAACGGTGAGCGTGCCGCCACGACCGACGTACAGCGGCGTGTCGTTGGCCGATTCCTCGATGATTCGGCCGCGTGCCATCGGCACGACGGACTTCAGCGAGTGGGTCAGGGCGACCTGGTTGGACTGGCCGATCTGCTTGAAGCAGAACTTGACGGTCAGCTCACCCTTCTTGCCGTGCGTGACCACGTTGGCGGCCACATCGCTGATCGCGGTATTGAGCTGCTGCTCGAACACGCCGGCATTGAGATCACCCAGCAGGGCGGAAAGGTCGGTGCGGTTCGTACTGATGTTCTGGTTCACGTGCTATCTCCTGGGTTATTGGCGCCAGAACGGGTCGGGATCGGGTACATCAATCCCGTACTCCGCCGCTTTGCGCTGGATGAATTCGTAGAACTCGGCCATCGTCCGGGTGTCGATCACTTCCCGCTCGCCGCGTTCGTTGGTGGTGGTGGTGCGTCGTGGGCGCTGCTGGCCGAGTGGCCCATTGACCCAGCCGAAGAAGTCGCCGCAGAAGTCGCGATGCAGTTGCTTTTTTTCGGCATCACCCTGCAGGCCGGTCGCTTCCATGATCCGGTCGTAAGCCAGGCCGAACACGGCCGCGTTCTGATCCTGGGTGCGCTCTTTGCGGTCTTCCTTAACCTCGATACGCCACGACTTAGCGGCCGGCAGGCGGTCGATGAAGGCATGAAGGTTGGCCCGCACCACATCGCGGTTGGGGTGGCCTTTGCGAAGGACGTGGATCTGGGCCATGAATCAGCCTGCTTTCCTGCGCACGCTCAAGACGTCCTCGGCGTAGACGCGCACGCCGTCGATGACCAGCTTGCGCTGCATCGACTTGGCGGCCATGCCGAGTGCCTTGTCATTCGGTAGCAGGAAGCCCAGCAGGAAGTCATCGCCGGCCTTGGCGCGCTCGGCCGCGACCAGTACCAGGGCCTTGAAGTCAGTGACCTCGGCCTTCCAGTTCTGGCGCGTGCTGACGCCGGTAGCCTTCGGCGCGATGGTGGCGATCGCTTGGGGCGGCGCGATCTCGGTCAGTTCGATCTGTTCCTGAGCTTCTTCGGCGGCAGCTGCAGCTTCAACGGCGGCAGCTTCGGCGACAATAGCGGCCTCGGCGTCGCCGGCCTTGCGCGCGGCCTCGGCTGCCTCACGGGCCTGACGCTCACGCTCCGCTGCTTCGCGCTGCTGGCGTTCCTGCTTGGCGCGCTCGGCCGCGGCCCTGGTCTCGGCTTCGCGGCGTGCAGCATCGGCTTTCTCGCGTTCGGCGCGTTGGTAGGTGGACATTTCATCGCGCAGCAGACTCTCGGCCTGGCCAAGCCGGTCCAGCGGCACGCGGAACAGGTCCATCACCTTGGCTTTCGCCGCATCCATCGGACGCGTGATCGCCAGCCGCATTTCTTCCATCTGCTTCCGACGCGTGACGAAGCTACGCAGCTCTTCGCCGGCAATCTCGTACATTTCCTGGCTGTCGACCTTGATCGCCAGCGCGAGGCTGTAACCCTGTTCTGCGAGTTTCCCGGCCTGGGCAACTTCGGGGTAATTGGTTTCTTCAGTCATGCTGCATTGCTCCAGTCGTGAAGGGTCTTGCACGCCAGAAAGACGCGCAGATCGGATTTGTCGGTGAAGGGCACCAGGCGCCATGTGCCTTCGGCGCGCAGGTGCAGGGCGTAGCGGTCAACGGGCGTGTCCTGCGGCCACATCACGGCGTCTTCGGCATGCTCGCGAAGCGCCTGCAGGTAGCCGGCCGTCTGCGGTCCCGCAGTGCGCGGCACCGCGGCGGTACGCTTGGCGTCGATGATCACGAAGCGGTTATTGAGCCAGCCAGCCAGATCCAGTGTGCCGGCATAGCCGTACTTGCTGCTGTAGACCCGGGCCTCACTCAACACCATCTGGAAGCCGGACAGCTGAAGGAAGTTCTGCCACGCGGTGTAGTAGACCTGCAGGCCGTCGCTCAGGCTCTCGAAGTCCAAGTCGCCGCGAAGGTCCAACTCGATCATCTTGTGGACGGCCTTGCCGAGCAGCGCGGCATCTTCCATGACGGACTTGTCGACGAAGCGATATTCCTCCGCCGACAGTCGCCCGAGGATCTGCGTCACGCTCGACACGACTTGGCCGCCCACGCGATAAACGTGGGATGCCTCGTCGAAGGTGAGCTCGATGGGCATCAGCCTGCGCTCGCCATGTCTTTCAGCTCGGCGCGGATCGCCGCGAAGTTGCTGGTGTCAATGCGGGGATGCCGCTCCAGCAGTTGGTCGCGTGTGATATGCGCCTGCCGAGCCGCTTCCAGCAGGATGCGTTCCATCGACTCGCTCAGGCCGTGGATGCCGGCCTCCTGTGCTTCGGTCGACTGGCCAGGTTCATCGTTGCGAACCACGGGCGGCTCGGCGTCTATCGGCGCATGCGTCGATGCCTTCGGTGTGTCGGACTTTGCGCGCGGCATTTCCACCGCCGGCTTGCTGTGCGCGAAGGCTTCCTCCGGCGTGGTGTCTCCCTCGCGAAGGGCGGTCAGTAGGCCGCGCAGGACCACCAGGTGATCGAGCGTGATGTCCTCTTGCCCGGCGACGCCGAGCTGCGCGCAGATCTGTTCCGGCGTGACGCCGTAGCGCTGGAAGTTCTGGATCGCTCCGGCGCGGCGGTTGGCGAGCGTCTTGATGTCACCCATGATCACCTGCCGGGCAGCGTCGTACATGCTCGACCAGAAAGCCTTCGGCACGCCCTTGAGGATTGCGTTGCGCAGGGCGATCGAACAGGCCGCGTTCGCGGTGACGCCGATCATGTCGGCACTGAACCGCTTGCCGCTCTTGCCGGTGATGCGGCGCTGTACCTCATACGTGATCGCCACGTTGCGTTCCAGGTCGTGGAACACCCCTTGGGCCGTGACGAATTCGCCAGAGTCACTGATGACGCGGGCGCCGGCGCGACTGTTGCCCCACGCACTGGCGATGATCTCGGCGAAGCGCGCGCTCGGCCCCTCGATCGTCTTGCCGTCGCGGGGCAGGGCGTAGATGCATTCGTTCGCGATCGACTCGTCCAGCGTGACCATCTGCATGGCTTCATCGCGGAACTGTTTCAGCGACCGCGGGAAGCGGTGCGCCGTCGCGATCTGCTGGTCAATCTCCGATTTGTTGAGGATGGCGACCATCCCCTGTTCGGCGACCATGCTCTGTTCAACCTGTGCGTTCATCGAGATTCCTTTGCCGGCTGTGCCGGCGCATGTGGAAGATGGGAAGGGCGAGCGCCTTGCGGCGCTCAAGCCAAACGCCGATCACTGCTGACTGGCGGGCAACGGGCGGCACACGGCCAAGGCCCGGTAGCGGTAGTAGCGGTTGCTCCTGATGATGTTGCCCGTGCCGAAAAAGACGATCCATGCGAAGTCGGCAGGCGACGACGCATCGGGCGTGCGTGTCCAGTGCCAGTCCGACTTGATGTGCGGGTATTCCTCGGGATCGACGGCCGGGTTGCAGAAGCGGCGATCCACGATCAACTCGGCGTCCTTGTCACTGATCAACTCCCAGGGTGTGTAGCCGGGAATCTGTGTGAGCTTGGCGCAGGCCTTCTCGGCATCCTTCTGTTTCAGATCCTTGTCGCCGGCATAGGCGGTGACGATCTGGTCCCGCAGGTTGAGGATGCCGGCGAACTCCGTGGCGGCATCAGCTGGAAGATGCGAACCGTCGGCGGCGATCTTGATGAACTTGGACACGTGAAATCTCCTGCCGGCGGGGCCGGCGTTGTTGAATGGGTTAGTGTTTCGGGTCGTACCAGGCGAGCACGTCGCGCGCCTGCTCGACTTCCAAAGGCGGGCATTGGCCGATCAGCGGGCCGGATAGTGCCGACTGGGCGCGCATGCAGAGCAACGTGTCGGCAGGATCGACGGGGGCGGACAATTGCGGCCACGGCATGAACTGGCCGGCTTCGGGTTGGGCGCTCATGCGGCAGCTCCTCCGGAGGGAAAAGGTTCGCCGGCCACGGCACGATCAAGGGGGTGATCGGCTGCACCGCAGGGAGGTACGGTGGCCGTGGCCGGCGAAAGGGTGTCGAGCCATGCGAGGGATTCCTCGACACGTGCACGCATGGCGCGCAGCTCGGCGATGTAGGAATTCATGGGCGTCATGTCGCACATCAGGCAGCGTCCTCGGCAACCTGCAGAACGCGCGCCTGCACCAGCGCTGCGGAATCGTCGGCGGCTCGGATCAACGCACGGAACGCCATCGCCCGGTCAGCGTTGCGCAGCAGCTCGTCCAGGCCGATACCCATCGACAGCGAACCGAGAATCCCGGCCGAGTTGTGCAGAACGACGCGCAGCTCAGCGAGTTTCACGGCCTCGTCGTTGCCGATTTCGTACACGGCATCCAGCAGACGTTCCGGGTCAGCCTGGATTGCGGAAACCTCGCGGTCGCGGCGCGCCTCGGATGCGGATGTGTCGTCATCGGCATAGGGCGCCTGCAACCAGTTGTCATGGGCGGTCAGGGCGCTCATGACAGCCACCCGGCCCAGCTGATGACCAGAATGACCGCGGCCACGAATGCGCCGAAGCAGAGGAATGCCACGCTGTCGATCCAGTTGAATGGCTCGGCTTCGGGCTCTTCCGGCGCGCAGAAGTTGCACGGCTCCGGCTGACGAACGCGATCAAGCAGAGCGTCGACCTGCAGGGCTGCGGTGGTGCGCTCGAAGCGAGCGCGCTCAGCTTCCAGCTCGCGCTGCTCCAACCGGTAGCGCAGGATCGCGCGCTGGGCGAGCGTGGCGCCGATGTGTGGCGTGGAGCGGGCGTTCATCGAGCCATCTCCACGTCAACGATGGAAGCCTTCGACGTGCCGGGGTTCGACACGACGTACTCGATCCATGCGGTGTTTCCGAGTACCAGGCTGCGGGCCTGATGGGCGGCATCCTCGGTAGACGAAGCGGTGAACTTCATCACTTCGCCGTCGGTGGTGTGCAGTTCGCATTTCATGCCGCCACCTGCTGCAGCGCCATCGCTTCGGCCTCGTCAGCCTTGGCGATCATCTCCGCGGCCATGGCACGTGCACCTTCCGGCGACATGTCGAACTGGAAGTGCATCGAACCGGAAAACTGGCAGATGCGGACTAACGGCGCGGTGTCGTGTACGGCGGATTCGATCTCCAGCACTTGGCTGTCGAGCCAGTTGCGAGCGTTCATGCCGCGCACTCCCGCAGGCCAGCAGCCTGCGCCAGCTTTGCAGCGCGTCCTTCCCACAGGCGTTGCGCAGCGAGCATTGCCCACGGGATGGCGGGATAAACGAGATGCGTCCGCTGCAGCGTGCGGTGCGTGTTGGCGTCGATGACGAGGCCGACGAAGCCGCGAGTGGTGGCGCTGGTTTCTGCCGTGTAATAGACGGTGTGCGTCATGGCTCAGGTCTCCTAGTAAGAGCGCCAAAAAGGCCCGATCACTTGCTCTGACTGGCGGGCAACGGGCGGCACACGGCCAAGGCCCGGTAGCGGTAGTTGCGGTTGAGCCTGCCGACGTAGCCCGTGCCGAAATCGACGATCCATGCGTAGTCGGCAGGCGACGACGCATCAACAGGCTTGAGCCAGTACCAATCCGACGTGATGCCGGGATGCGCCTTCGTGTTGATGGCGGGGCTGTAGCGCTTGTCGTCGATCAGCAGCACGGCTTCGCGCTTCTCTGCCAGGTCCCATTTGGAGTAGCCCGGAATCTTCGGCAGGCCTTTGGCCCGCTTCGTGGCGTCCTGATGACTCAGGCGATCATCGATCGTGGTGTAGAGCAGATCGGTGCCGGCGATGCGATAGACATTCGCGGGCAGCTTCGGGGTCTTGGTGGTGGTCTTGCGGGTTGCCATGTCGTTTCTCCCTTGGCCGTGGTGGCTTGGGAGTGACATTACCTGTCGGTAAGCTTACCGTCAATACCTTAGGGTAAGTTTTCTTCAACTTTCGATATTGCGACGCAGCAATCAGCCGGACGACAGGCACAAAAAAGCCCGCCGGAGCGGGCTTGATGCGGAGGGGTCGCGGTCTAGTGAATGAACTTCGCGGCCGTGAACGCCAGTGATGCCAGGATCAGTGCGGTCGCGACGAACCACTTGATCAAGGTGGACTCCATAGCGCTCAACTCGGCCTTGGTCGCCATGGTCTTGTCGACGTGGTCGAGCTTTGTTTCGATGGCAACAAGACGCTCACGAACCGTGGTCATCGTGTCTTCGAGTTTGGCGACGCGCGCTTCCATGCCTCCATCATGGGGCGGGTCGCCACCACCTGCAAGTGTCGGGCCGCCAGGGACGTAATCCCCATTCACCGGGCGCAGATGATTGTTTTCTCGATTAGCCATCATTCATCTCCGATGACTGAAAAAGGTCATCTGACCCAGGCTCCCGGAAGGGCTGGCCCTCTTCACTGCCGAGCCATGTGAGCACTGATTGCAGAAACACGAATTTGGTATTCGAACAGTTGTGACAAACGAAGATCGCCACTGGCCAGAATGCTCCAGAGGTCTTCATTGCAGTATTAAGAGCCATGACTGCCGAGGCTGGCCACCCATCAGGGGACACCTTCACCCATTGCTTGCTATGGCAAACCTCACAGGCAAAGTTCTTCCACTTGATCTGATGGTATGCCGATATTTGCTGGGCACTCGGAATCACAGTCGCCATGTCACGCCTCCAAAGATCCACATCGCCCACGCCAGCGCGATCACCACGGCCGGGACATCATCCCTCCCATCCCCCATCAAACAGACGCGGAGACAACCCGCGCCGCTAAGCCAATCTCACGTTCTGCGAACTCGTGCGCGTCTCATGTTTCCCCGAGGGAGGAAGCCATGCATGATCGACTGGACGAACGCTTTCATCAGTTCCTGCTCAAGAGGCGGATCGTTTACGAGCCCGAGCAGTTGGCCTTGTCGATTCCTTCTTCGGCGGACCAATCAAGTCCAGGATGTCCGCCACAAGATCATGCCGTGCAAGGTCGAGTGATTGATTTCCCCGTATCAGTCGAGCGAGCTCTTCGCCTTCGAGCGGCCGGTGTTTCGCGGTGATGCTGACCAAGCTGGCAAGCACTACCGTCAACGAATCGACTTGGCGTTGCAGATCCGCAACCTGTATCTCAGGGTCCGTTCTTTTTTCGCGTATCGTGGTCGCAGGCTCAGACTTCGTCATCAGTTCTTTTGGATACGCGGCAACAAGCACGTCCCATGTGTCCTCCCCGATGCCTTTCTTGCCCTCTTTTCCGGGCTCGTAAAGCATCCGCGAGACGTAGTCAGGGGCTTTCCCTATCCTCCCTGCCACGGCGGCGACACCTCCGCGTCCCAGGGAATCGATTAGGGATTTCAGCGCCAGGCGTCGTTGTTCGCGTCTATCCATGCGCATATTGGGCGTGATCGTTACCTTCAAGTAAATGACCCTTGGGTATTGCATGAATGCTTACCTGTGGGTATTCTCGGCGCATGGAAACCCTGCGCGCATACCTCGCCACACTCTCGCCGGATGATCAGTCCGCCTATGCCGCCCGCTGCGGCACCACCATCGGCTACCTGCGCAAGGCGCTGAGCACCAAGCCGCGTCTCGACGGCGCATTGGTTCGTCGACTCGATGAGGAAAGCGGCGGCGCCGTCAGCCGCGTCGATCTGCGCGAAGACATCTTCGGTGAACGCGCGGGGGAGGCGGCCTGATGGCCACCGGCGGCATAACGCTTCGCCTGACCACGGCTCCCAGTGAGCGCCTGAACAGGTCGATCGCCTTACTTGCCGAGCTTGCTGAGCATGCGCGCGAGTCCGTCGACCTTTTCCTGGACACCCTCGGCGACCGCTCTCAGCTCGTCCGGCTTGATGTGGATGAGAGCGCCGCACTGAGCGCAGCTGAAATCCGGATTGTCCTTGAGCCGTCCGAACGTCTGCTCGGATTTCTCTCCGCAGCTTGGGCAGGGGATATCTAGCGTGTGTCCGTCCAAGTTCACTTTCATGAAGCTCTCCGCGTCGTCGGTTGGTTGCCTGGCAGGCATCCCAGCTTATCGCGCGGAGAGCTTCGCTTTCTCGGGTCAGGTTCATGGGCTTTTTTTTAAGCCCGAACTGACCTTCAACGGTAGTCAAGTCTCATGACTGCCGTTGAATCTGCACTCAATCTTCGGGTGCGCCGTCCGCTACGCGCCATTCCCGAGGTTGATCTGGTCAAGCTGTCCAGCGAGGCCAAGGCCGTGCAGTACGCGTGCGAGAACAGCGGACTGCAGGACAAGTCCATCGCGATCGAGATCGGCGTAGACGCGGCCGTGCTATCGAAGGCGAAGGCAGGGCAGGCCAGGCTCAACGATGACGCACTGGACGCCCTGCAGGATGCCACCGGCATCGAAGCGCCGCTGTTCGCCGCACTGCTTCGCCGCGGCTATGACCCCCGCAGCCTGCGCAAGCTGGAAACCGAAACGGAACGCGCCCTGCGCGAAACCAATGAAGCGCTCGAAGCCGAGCGCGTCAAGGTGCGCGTGCTGACCGCCGCATTACGTGGAGAGAACGCATGAACATTTCCGATCACGGCGAGCTCGACTTCCTGACGCCCGCGCTGACCGCTGAAGAGAAGGCTGCGGCCAGTGGCTTCCTCAACGTCATCCATGAGCGCCGAAGCCAACTCAATGCCCGGGACCGCGATCGCGAGATCCGCGCGAACGAACGGGCCATCGCAGATTTCAATTTTCAGAGGTTCATGCCGTGAAGGCCTTTCCCCAGTGGATCGTCTATACGGCCGTGCGCGTTGACGGCCAGCTCTGGCATGTCTTCCCCTCACGAAAGCTGCAGCGCGCATTCGCGCGCCAACACGGCGGCGCGAAATACCAGCTGGTGAAGGCGCATTGATGAGCCGCTTCCAGTCTCGACTTAATGGTGAATACCGCCAGTGCCCACGTTGCGAACGCCTGGGTTATGGACCCGATGCATGGCACCCGGCCACTTCCGATTTCTTCCCCATGCTGCACGGTCGCGTGTCCTTCGCGCGTTGCCGAGCCTGCATGACCGAGATCACATCACGGCGCTACGGCATCGTGCCGGCGCAGGAGGCACGATCGGCATGACATTCCCATCCAACTTCAGTCCCGTCGAGCGCGCGATCTGGGCGCAGACGTGGCTGGCGCTGCGGGCATTCCGTCTGAACGGCCAGGGCGGTGCGGCATGACCGCCTACTACAACGAAATTGACCCCTATTGCGCCGCTTGGCTGCAGAACCTCATGGATGCTGGGCACATCGCTCCTGGCGTCATCGACACACGGAGCATCGAGGATGTCCGACCCGACGAACTCGCCGGATACACCCAGTGCCACTTCTTCGCTGGTATCGGCGTCTGGAGCCTCGCACTTCGTTCTGCCGGATGGCCGGACAGTCGACCAGCATGGACTGGCAGCTGCCCTTGCCAGCCTTTCAGCGCGGCAGGTAAAGGCGCTGGGTTTGCAGACCAGCGGCATCTATGGCCCACCTGGCAGCACCTCATCGCGCAGCGTCGACCTCCAGCACTCTTTGGAGAGCAGGTTGCTAGCAAAGACGCAGAGCCTTGGATCGACCTTGTACACGCTGATTTGGAAGGCATGGGTTACGCCTTCGGGTGTGTCCCGTTTCCGGCTGCGGGCATCGGCGCGCCGCACGTCCGTGACCGAACGTACTGGGTGGCCGGCGCCGACCACGCGGGATTGGAAGGATGGAGCGCATTGCGCGAACGTGCCGCTGAACTCGCTGCTGGGTCGAGTGGCGTGGCTGGCGGGTTGGCCCACACCGACGGCAGCACTTGCAACGAAAGGAGTTCGCTCATTCGAGGGCGGTTTGATGGAGGCGATGCGATCTCACGGGCCGGACTTGGCGGCGGCGGCATGTCTAGCAGGCTGGCCGACGCCGATGGCCGGAACGCCAGCGCAGAACGGCAACAATGCGGCGGGGAACAACGACAGCAGCCGCAAGACAGTGGCGCTCTGCGACTGGTCCATGAACGACGTGGACCACAGCGGGTGGAAGGGGCCTGCCCGGTTAGCGGCTTCTGGGGAAATGCTGATTGGCTCCGCAGCCGGGATGAGCGCTGGCGGCCAGTTGAACCCGGCACATTCCCGCTGGTTGATGGAGTTACCAATCGCGTGGGACGACTGCGCGCCTATGGCAACGCGATCAACGCCGAAGCCGCGAAAGCTTTCATCGAAAGCTACTGCGAAGCCCGAGGCTTGATCGAGCAGAGGGCTGCCGCATGACCGACGCCTATCGCCAGTTCCTCGAATCCAAGGTCGCCGTCGCTCCACGTCTCGGCTTCGATGTCGCCGACAGCGAGATCCATCCGATCCTGAAGCCGCACCAGCGTGCCATCGTGCGATGGATGATCGCCGGCGGTCGCCGCGCCTGCTTCGCCCGGTTCGGCCTGGGCAAGACCGTGATCCAGATCGAGGCTGTGCGGATCACGATCACGCATGCCGGCGGCATGGGTCTGATCGTCGCACCGCTCGGCGTCCGTGGCGAATTCATGCACGACGCCGCGATGCTCGGCGTGCCACTGACGTTCATTCGCCGTATCGAAGAGGCGACCGATCCGAACGGCCTCTACATCACGAACTACGAAACGGTGCGGGACGGCAAGCTGGACCCGCGCGTGTTCACTTGCGCCAGCCTGGACGAGGCGAGTTGCCTGCGTGGCTTCGGTGGCACCAAGACGTTCCGGCAGTTCATGGCGCTGTTTGCGGGCGACGACCGCGCTGCCGGCGTGCGCAGCGAAGGCGTGCCGTATCGCTACGTCGCCACCGCGACGCCGAGCCCGAACGAATACATCGAACTGCTGGCGTACTCGGCCTATCTCGACGTGATGGACGTTGGCCAGGCCAAGACTCGGTTCTTCAAGCGCAACTCGGAGAAGGCAGACCAGCTGACGATCCACGCGCACAAGGAGGCGGAATTCTGGCTCTGGATCGCGTCGTGGGCAATCTTCGTGCAGACGCCGTCCGACCTGTCGGCGGACTTTTCCGACGAAGGCTATTCGCTGCCTCCGCTCAATGTCATCTGGCACGAAATCCCGACCGACCACAGGAACGCCGGCACCGAAAAGGACGGGCAGGGCAAGCTGTTCTGCAACGCGGCACTCGGCGTGATGGATGCGTCGAAGGAGAAGCGCAACAGCCTTGAACCACGCGTGGCATGCCTCTCTGACATCGTGCGCGAAGGTGGCCACGGCACCACGGATCAGGTCGTTATCTGGTGCGACTTGAACGATGAACAGGACGCGATCGAACACGCACTGAAGGCACAGAGTGTGGCGGTGTCGTCACTGCGCGGGAGCATGGATATCGACCACCGCGAGGCGGAAGTGTCGGCATGGAAGGAACGCCAGACCACCGCCTTCCTGTCGAAGCCGGTGATGTACGGCGCCGGGGTCAACCTGCAGCAAGCGCACACGATGATCTTCGCCGGCATCGGCTTCAAGGCACAGGACATCCTGCAGGCCATACACCGGATCTGGCGCTTCCTGCAGGCGCATCCCTGTGACGTGCACTTCATCTACACCGAGGCCGAACGCGACATCCGTCGCCAGTTCGAGCGGAAGTGGGAACAACACAACACGATGGTGGGGAAGATGACAGACATCATCCGCGAGTTCGGTCTCGCGCATGCCGCCTCGGCCGCGGCGCTGGCGCGCTCGCTGGGCGTGGAGCGCGTCGAGGCCTCGGGCGAGAACTACCGATGCATCAACAACGATTGCGTCGAAGAGACGCGCACGATGGACGCCGACAGCGTCGACCTGATCGTGACATCGATCCCGTTCGCCACGCAGTACGAGTACACGCCGAGCTACAACGACTTCGGGCACACCGACGACAACGCACACTTCTGGGCGCAGATGGACTTTCTGATCCCGAACCTGCTGCGCGTACTGAAGCCGGGCCGCGTGGCCTGCATCCATGTGAAAGACCGCATCACGCCCGGAGGCGTGAACGGGCTGGGCTTCCAGACCGTGCAGCCGTTCTCGGATGAGTGCGTCGCGGCGTTCCAGAAGCATGGCTTCGCTTTCCTGTCGCGCGTGACCGTGGTGACAGACGTGGTGCGGGAAAACAACCAGACCTATCGGCTGGGCTGGACCGAGCAGTGCAAGGACGGCTCGCGCATGGGCAACGGCATGCCGGAGTACGTGCTGAAGTTCCGCAAGCCTCCAACGGACCGCAGCAATGGCTATGCGGACGTGCCGATCGCGAAGGACAAGGCCGACTACACGCGAGCGCGCTGGCAGTACGACGCGCACGGACTGTGGCGTTCCAGCGGGAACCGCCCGCTGACCCCGGACGAACTCGAAGGGCTCGACCAGGCCGCGATCTTCAAGCTGTTCCGCAAGCACTCGCTCAGCAACGTCTACGACTTCCGGCATGACGTACGGATCGCCGAGGGCGTCGACAAATCGGGATGGCTGCCCACCACGTTCATGCTGCTGCAACCGCAGTCGTGGCACCCGGAGGTGTGGACCGACATCACGCGCATGCGCACGCTCAACGGCGCGCAGGCGGCGAAGGGCAAGGAAATGCATCTATGCCCGCTGCAGTTCGACATCGTCGACCGGTGCATTGAACAGCACAGCATGCCCGGCGAGACCGTACTGGATCCGTTCGGCGGCCTGATGACCGTGCCGTACTGCGCGATCAAGCTGGGGCGCAAAGGCGTCGGTATCGAACTGAACAACCGCTACTACCTCGACGGCGCTGCGTACTGCGCGGCCGCTGA